GGTGGAAGTCGCGCCGCAGTTTTGCAGGGTGAGATTGGTCGGAACACGTTGGAGCAACAGGCACGAACTGGTGAACGCCTTCGCAGTGCTGGGTTCTCGCAAGCCTCGAAGCTGGCGCAAGACGCAGCAGCACAGCAGCTTCGGCAAGCGCAACTTACTGGCGGTCTTGCACAGGGGTTAGCTGGCGGTATCGCACAGCTTGGTATGCAGGGTCAGCAGATGGGGACTCAAGACATCAACACGTTGCTTGGTATTGGCGGCTTGCAACAGGGTCAAGCACAACAAGCACTGAACGTGGCACAACAGAATGCGCTAGCACAGCAACAGCTTCCGTTCCAGCAGCTTGGATTCCTGGGCGACATCTTCCGTGGTGTTCCCGCGCTGCAACAGCAGACCACGCAAACTTACACACCACCTCCAAGTGTTTTGTCGCAAGGTATCGGTCTGCTTGGCGCAGGTTTGTACGGTGGCTTCTTTAATCCAACACGGGCGGCAGGAGCAACAACATGATGCGGAGACCACTTGATCGCCGAATGTTTACCACTCCGCAGCAACGTCGCGGCATGGCACGTATGCCACAAGGAATCTTGGCCTCCGGTCCACGGATCATGAACGCTGCGATGAAGCAGCAAGCGCCTGTTCGGATGCAAGCAGGTGGGTTGAACGCAAACGAACCAAAATTTGGTGATGAATTAGTTGATTTCATTACAGGCATGTTTACATCCTCCTCGGCACCGGGTGTTGGTGATACGAGTGGCACAGGAAATAGACGCCGAAGAAGAAGAAATTCTCCAGCGCCTAATGCTGTGTCTCCTGTTGTCACCGTAACACCTGATGCTGTGTCTCCTGTTGTCACCGTAACACCTGAGTTTCCGGATTCAAATGTAGACTCTAATCAGCCGGGTGACGTGAACTTCGGTCCCGAGGTTGGTGCGGAAGACGCAACTTCGTCTGTGGCACCTGATACAAATCTAACAGAACAATTTGATGATTTGGTTGAGTCAAGACGACCTTCTCTTCCGAAACAAGAAGGAAACTCTACCACTACCTTGATGCAGGCGCTTGATGCCCTGCGTGAGCGGCGAGGCGGTGATGACAAAGAAACAAAAAAATATGTCGAGGAAGCCAATGCTCTGTTGAAAGACTTTGGGATTGATGCTCCTGATTTGAAAGGTCGTAAAGATCTTCGGATCATGGAATTCTTTTTGAACATGGCCGCAGGTCAGTCCCCCGACTTCCTAACCAATGTCGCGCAGGCTGGTAAAGAAGCATTCAAGGGTTACGGCGAAGATGTTCGCGAGATCGAGGCAGCGGAGCAGAAGCTAAAACTTGCTGGGCTTGAGATGGGTCTGGCAGAGAAGGCGCGGGACGAGGCCGCAGAACAAGCGATTCTTCTTAAAGAATATGATATCACTGCTGACGCTTTTGAAAAAATTACCGACCTGCCTGACAAGTCGCAGCAGATCCAAGTTCTTATGGAAAGCTACGGGGTGCCACAGGCAGATGCGATCAAGATGGTGTACCCCGGCAAGACTGTCACGCCGCAGGGCTATGAATTAAGGCTCAAAGGTTTTGTAGATTCTGGGCACAGTCCCACAGTTGCTCACTATTTAGCCACAGGCGGGGCAACATTGTTGGCCTCTCTTGCAGAAGGCAATCCGATTGGAGAATCAATTGCGGCTGTAGCGACTGCCGGTGGTCAGCCTCTTACCGTAGCGGATGCGAGAATCCTTGGTGTAGAGACCACTGCTGTAGGAGACTAGCCTCGTGGCTAGAATTATCCAACACAACGGGAAATTTATTGAAGTTCCTGACGACATGTCGGATGAGGAAGCTCGTCGTCGCGCGGATGAAATGGGCGTGGGATCTGGCAGTCAAAAGCTCGTCGCCCGTGATCGTATCGTTGATCCTTCCGTAGAATCCGAAGGCACTCTGCAAGAGTTTGCAGAAGGTCTCGGATCTGGCGTCACCAAAGCGGTGCAAGGTGTGGCCGAACTTGGTGGCATAGCCATCGACTCAGTGTTCGATACCAACACAACTCGTGCAATCAGTCAGGCTGGAGACGATGTCCGCGAAGCCCTTGGCCTTGATCCTGTTGGGGTCGCTGGCACCATCGGTGATGTGACAGGGCAGTTCTTGCTGCCAGGCGGCGTGGGTGTCGCCGCAGTCTCGAAGATTTCCAAGCTCGGCAAGCTGGAGAAAGCTATTCGTCAGCAGGGTCGTGGTCGTGTTGCTGCCGCAGGTCCAATGCCTGCAAGACTAACCAGAGGTCAAACAGCCAAGCTCCGTGCACAACAGGCTGGGGCTGCGCTCATTGTAGACGGCATGGTTGCAGACGATGGTGTCACCACAATCGGTGACTTTGTCGAAGGCGGTCCTACCATGACCGAAAAAGATGTTGGTCTTAGCGGCAGGCTTGAAGCTGGCCGCAGGTTTCGTAACAAAGCTCGGCTCGGTGCAGAGGCGGGTGCCATAGCAGCAGCGTTTCCATATCTTCTCAGCACGACAGCGTTAGTTGCAAAGCCTGGCTTGATGCTGACGGGCGAAGTTCTGGCACCGGTAGCGTCGGGCACACGCAGTGCTTTGCAAAAGATTGCCGAAGCAACTGGTAACAGCGCAGCGGCGCAGTACATAGGCAACATATCTGTGCCTCGTACAATCACCAAACTTGCAAATGTGTCTCCAGATACAACGATGTCTGATGTGTTTGAGGGCACGAAAGCTCGGTTAAGATTCCGTGGCAATCTTACCAGAGAGGCTGCTGAACGTCGGTCTGACATACAAGGTTTCATTGACTCTCAAGCCAACCAGGCTGCGTATGCTGTTAGAGAACTTGAGCGAGAGACAGATAAAATATTCAAAGGAGCAGAAAAGGTAAATCTGAAAGGGTTTGGAGAACTCAGTCGAATCGAAGTTACAAACTCGATCTATGGATTCTTGACCAAGGATCCAAACTTTTTGAATAGTGCTGAAGTTCGTCGTGCCGCAGTCCGTCGTGCCGCACGTACAGGAGAAGCCTTCGATCCTAACAACCCAGATCATTTGATCGAAGCAATACCTGAGTTTGCCCGTGCATCTGTGTTGAAAATGCGAAAACAGATTGATGATCTGTCTGCCCGTATTGTGAACAGTGATTATGGAACGCAAAATGTTTCTCAAGATATTCGAAACGAAATCATAGAAAACTTTGGAAAGTATTTGCGACGTAAGTACCGCGTGTTCGAGGATCCAGATGCCTATTTTCGTTCGGACGAGTACGTAAAAAATCGCAGTCAGGTTGCTAGATTTTTGCGTGAAAATCCAAACACCGCTCGTAACTTGTACAACAAGATCGTTGACACTCGACTGGGAGATCTTGCGGACGATGCTCCGATCACTGATCGTGTGGTTAACGATGTAATTGATACCTTCGTGAATCAGTATCGAAACAAGGTTGGATTTATCGAAGAAAGTGAGAAGCTGGCACGGGCCGCTCGGAACCGTATGAGCCGTGACATGTTCCGCCCTCGTCGTATGGAAGAAGAAGTTTTGAAAAAACTTCTTGGAGAAATCACAGATCCGACACAAGCGTATGTCCGCACCGTGGGCGATCTAGCAGAAACGATAGCGGTAGATAATTTTTATGGGTTCTTGCGCCAAGGTCGTGGACAGATTGTAGATGGCGCTCGTGTCGGTGGAGATGACATTATTGATGGCAATGTGTATCAAGATCTGTCTCTAGCAAACAAAGCGGATTACACAGAACTTACAGACGTTGGCTTTGGTTCTCTGACATCTACTGGTAAAGACACCCCGTTTGAGACCCGCATATTTGTACGCAAACCGATTTATCATGATCTTACCCGGAACACAAAACGGTTTAACCCTGAAACTAATCTATTGATGAGCACCTTCCTTCTGGGAAAAGGCTTCTCTCAAAAAGTCAAAACGGTTTATAGCCCGATAACTCAAATACGAAACGTCACGTCAGCGGCGCTTTTTGCAGGAGCACAAGGCAACGTGGGGCGTGGGGCAAATGTGTTCGAATCCGTGGCTCTTGTGCTTCAAAACATTCGTAAGTCATCCCCTGAAGATCGAGCCGCTTTCTTCCAAGAATTACAAGAGCTTGGTGTTGTTGGCACACAGGCACAACTTCGTGAACTTGAGCGCACCGTTGAAGATGGACTGTCCTATTACACCAAGGGTGACGTGGACGATCTCGGAATAAACTTGGCGCAAAAGAAATCAAGAGGCGCGGCTCTTCAATTCCTTGGGTCTATAGACCAACGCGCGCGTGATCTGTATCAGGGCGGCGATGATATCTGGAAGATTTACAACTTTGACTTTGAACGCAGCAAGTTAATCAATGCTTTTGATGGGGACATAAACGCAGCAGAAGCATTTGCTAAATCTCAGGGCGCAAAAAGTCTGAACGCCTATGCCGCTGACATTGTAAAGAACACGGTTCCAAACTACGAACGAGTCCCGCAGTTTATTGAGGGGTTGCGAAAGCTGCCTCTTGGTAACTTCATCGCATTTCCTGCCGAGATTGCTCGTACATCCTTCAATACTCTGAACCGTGGCATCGATGAGGTGCAGATGGGTGCGCGGATGATCCAAGAAGGGCGGGCTGCGGGCAACCAAGCCTTGATAAAACAAGGTCGCAACATGCGAGACATAGGCAAGCGTCGATTGAATGGCTTTGCTGCAACCACTTTGGTGGCCGGGCCGGCGGTACAAGAAACAGCCTTGTATCTGAATGACCTGTCTCGCGACACGCTTGATGCGCTACGTGAGATTGCTCCGCCGTGGAGCAAGAACAGCACACTTGTCCCAACGTCCGTGGACAAAGACGGTAACATCACAGGTTATGTAGATTACAGCTTTACCAATCCATATGATTATCTGCGCCGTCCGGTCATGGGCATTATCAATGCAATCAACGACGGCAAAGAACTTGATCTTGATGCTGATACAATACTCGCTAACGCAACGGCAGAGTTTTTCCGTGAACTTAGTTCACCGTTTTTGGAAGAGTCGATCATCACAGAAAGATTGGGAGACCTCATCATCCGGCCTGGTGAGACACGAACCGGTTACAAAATATTCCGCTCTGAAGACACAAAAGGCGAAAAGGCTGAAAAAGGACTTGTTCATCTCTTCGAAGCGTTCCAGCCCACGATTGTGTCTGACATCATGCCTCTGGCGCAGGTATCACCCACCACGGGTGATGTAGAATACATGACGCCGGGTCGTCTTATGACCGCGCTTCTCGGACCAGAGGGTTTGGACAAAAAAGGAAATGTCAGGCAGGCCGAAGAAGAGATACTTCGTTATCTTACCGGTATTGGAGAGCAGAAAGTATCTGCCGATTCCTCGTTTAGATACCGCACCTATGATCACAACGAGGCTGCACGACAACCGCAAGGTAATTTCAACAAGCAGCTTCGAGCCTTTGGTCGAACAATCGAAGACCCAGCCGTTGTGCTTGAAAACTACCGACAGGAAAACGAGCGCAAGTTCAAAATATACAATCGTGGTTTTAAGTTAATTAAGAACATGAAAAGACTTGGTCTAAGTGAGCGAGAAATCCGCCGCGCAGCCAAAGAATATGGATTCTCTGGCTACAAGAAAATATTGCAAGGACGGTTTGAACCGGTCAACATTGACACTGAAATCTTAAATGATGTTTCTGCGTTTTATCGCAGCATAGGCCGTCCGTTTGACCGTCGTGGACTACAACGTGAGTTGCAAAAAATAAGACGTGAGTATCAAACTCGCAGACTTACCGCAGAGGGCGTGGAAGAAAGACAACGTCGTGCATTCCCTGTTGAGACATCTCAAGCACCAACAACCACGGAAGTTGCCCCAGCGCCGGCGGCACCCGTGGAAATGGGGGCCGCTCCGATTCTCCCTAGTGTAGCGGCCCCCGCACCTACGCCACCAGGACCACCGATCACGGATCTTGGAGCACTGGTAAAGGATCCAAGGACCAGAGAGCTAGTTGAAAGACAAAGGGGATTGGGATGAACCTAGAACAACTGCAAAAAGAGCTAGCAGCCGACGAAGGATGCAAGCTGGAAATCTATTTAGACCATTTAGGCTACCCCACCGTCGGGATTGGGCACCTTATTCACGAAGATGACGACTTGCACGGCCTGGAAGTCGGCTCTGAGGTCTCTCAGGAGCTTGTCGATGAACTATTCCACGACGATGTGCAACGAACTCTACGAGATTGCGAATTTTTGTACAGTGATTTCAATGACTTACCGGAAGACGCACAATTGATCATCGCGAACATGTGCTTTCAATTAGGCCGACCTCGCCTGTCTGGCTTCAAAAAAATGAAGGCAGCGGTCGATTCGAGGGACTTCCACGAG